TACATATGCCAGTCCCACTCCTCGTAGTGTGTCGGGTCTATCTGACCCCTTGAGACTGATTTTTCTGCCATTGACTAAAGTCATAGTAGCAGTATTCTCGTGTGTCTGTTCTATCAGGTCTGTGCCGTGCAGCAACTCTTTCAGCATATGCCACATAATATCTTTGGCTTGTTGAAAGGTAGGACCGATATAGAAGACATCCTTCTTGTCTGATTGTAGTGCCTTAATGATTAACATCCAGGCAGCTAATCTAGACTTACCGAATCTTCTTCCAGCAGACACTACTTTAAATCGTGCCTCTGAGTTAAAGATTTCTAGCTGTGCTGGATGAAGTTGAACATCCAGTTCTTTAGCCATTACTTATCTCTTTTATTTTATTCTCGACTTGGGCATCTTCAATTTCTACTCCCTCGTCATACTCTAATTCTTTCTCTTGTGTGGCTTCTATTACTTTATTTTCTAAGCCACCGATGTTAATGACAACATTACCCTTATCATTACCACTCTTGAATTCTACTGCTTTAGTTGTAGGCAATATTCTGTCCATACACATCTTCAAGCAAGTTCTGTCTCCTTCCATTGCCATATCTATTACTTTCTGGACAATTTCAGGACCTCTATTAGACATCAATTCTCTACTCAGTTCAGTATATTTGTTCACTGAACCTTTAGGACGCCCTGCTGGGTTAAGACAAACACCTTTCTTTAGTGCTGGGTTTCCTCTTGGTCTCTTTGGCTTATCTTTAGTATCTTTAGTCATAATCTATTAAGTTATATCTATTAAGTGATTAGACTATTAAGATATAAAGCTATTAAGCTATAATACCTTTAAGATAATAATACTATTAAGTGATTATACTATTAAGATATATACACTATTAAGTTAATTATCTAAAGATTAGTCTTTAGGTTAACTATAGAGAGATAACCGTTCTCACTTTTGTATTTCTCTTAGGTATATTATACCAGATTTTTACTTTGATTTTCAACTTTATTTTATTCTACCCCGATTTTTACCTTAGAATTAGTTAATTTTTATATAATCCCTGAGTTTTTTACCTCAGATTACAGTTATTTTTTACCTATAGTAGCCAAATCCTCTCCCATCTGGCGGGGAGTGTTAATCTTAAAGTTACCAAGCCACCTGGGTGTCCCCTCCCTATCAACCTAAGTATATTATTATATTAGAATATCGTTATATTATTCTATAGTTGGCTGTGTGAGTCGTGAGATTTATCGTGAGAATTATTCCTGAGGGAGACATAAGAATTTTAAGAGAGAATATGAGTGATTATGAATATTTCCACATATGTAGTATTAATACAACAGTATGTATCATCTATGCAACAGTAGTATTTATACAACAGTCTATAACATTAACACAACAAAAGTGTATCGAACCTGCACTTATTGAAAAGACATAGTAATACCAGGGTAGACAACAATCGTCCAAATATGAGCAAATATGGAACGATTAGACTAATTCAATATATTTATTAAAAAAAGTAATAAAAAGACTTGACAGGCAGCAGAATATCATTAAGATGGTAACTGTATTCGATAACAACAAGGAGAAATACACAATGAGAACAGTTAAAGTAATAACAAACTACAACGGACTAAGAGGTGATTATGTTGAGACAATCACCAGAAAATCAAAATCTATCGGGAACACTAGGAAGGGTGAGCAGAAAAGAGAAGCCGTGTCATATAAAGGTAAATATTACACAGTATTTAGATTACCTGAGAGTTATGGTGAGATTGCAGGTTTTGTAATTAGAATTGATTAATAAGGAGAACTAAAATGAATAACAACTACGAACTTACAACACTAGAAAGATTCAATCTTGAGGCACTCGTTGAGGCAAGAATGGAGAGATTCCACATTCAGAGATACACGGACCAAGTCGAGGCAATAACAGATTATATTGTAGATATACATTGGGATAATCCACTCGGCTGCAATATAGATGATTTACTAGTCAACTACTTGGTAATCTTAACATCTGATGAGATGGATAAGGAGAACCAAAAACTAATAGAATCTAATTTAAGAGATGATGTCTGGAAGGAAGTATTCACATTAAAAGACTCATATGGTAAATACATACAGAGATGGTTCATCAATGAATTAGATTATTTTCCAATCGTTGAGGAGGTATAACTATGTTTTCAGGACAACTAAGAATGTACACAGTTTATGATAAAGATGGCAAAGTGATAATTCACACAAAAGATGAGAACCTTGCATTTAAGTTATTCGATGAAAAGAAAAAACACTATGTGCAAATCTCATATGATGAGCCGATAGTCATCAATACTGATGATTATCATATTGTATAAACATTAACACTAAGGAGAAGATAATGGGTCTAATTAAAAGACAACTAATAGAAGACGAAGAAAGAGGTCTGTTAGAATTTAACGATTCTAAGGGATATTATGAACCGACTGAACTCGGTAGGTTAGTAGAACTAAAAGAGTTCCTAGAATGGGAAATTTCGAGCTCTAAGAATGAACTTCGTGAAGTAATTAAGAAGATAAATAACTATAAAGGAGTTAGACAATGAATGTATTAAGTTTATTTGATGGGATGTCTTGTGGTCAGATTGCACTTAATAGACTAGGAATCGGTATAAATAACTATTATGCTGCCGAGATAGATAAGTATGCAATAGAGATAACACAGAAGAACTATCCAGACACAATCCAGCTGGGTGATGTCACTAAGTGGCAAGATTGGGATATAGATTGGTCCAGTATAGATTTAGTCAGTGGTGGATTTCCTTGCCAGGCGTGGTCTATTGCAGGTAAACAACAAGGAGACAGAGACCCGAGAGGAATGTTATTCTGGACTATGTTGGACATCATAAAGAAAGTCAGAGAATCTAATCCAGATGCCTATTTCTTGATGGAGAATGTCAAGATGAAGAAAGAATTTGAGGAATACATCACTAGTCATACAGTGGCAGCTCTAGGTAGAGTAGAGAAACACTTAATTAATTCATCTCTAGTATCGGCACAGAGTAGACAGAGATATTACTGGACTAATATCCCTAATATTGTGCAACCTGAGAATAAAGGAAAAGTACTAGAAGACATATTGATTAGTAAATATTCGATTCTAGAGGACTTTAGAGTCGAACGTACACCTAACCCTGAGTTACTAAGAAAAACACCGAATTACTGGCAATTTGATAGGTCTGGTAAAGGATATTCATCTCAACAAGATAGAGTCAGAAGAACAGATGTCCCTAGTAACACACTTTCAGCTGGTCATTCATCTATACCTCAGATATGGGTTAATTGTCCTCATACGTTCAGAAAACTAACTCCGATAGAGTGTGAACGGTTGCAGACAGTTCCAGACGGATATACTGAGGGAGTATCTAACAGTCAGAGATATAAGATGTTAGGTAATGGTTGGACTGTAGATGTAATTAAACATATCTATAAGTTTATGGAGTGGAACTAAGATGAATATATTTTATTTAGACAAGAACCCTAGGAAGGCAGCAGAGATGATGTGTGATAAACATATCGTTAAGATGATTCTAGAGACAGGACAGATTCTATCCACTGTACATAGAGAGTACGGTAATGATGATGAAGGATTATATAAGGCAACACATAAACACCACCCATCGACTAAATGGGCAGGTAAGAACTGGTTGACTTATGATTGGACATATCAGCACTTCGTTGCACTAAACGATGAATACTGGTTTCGATACGGTAAGGACCAACTAACCTTCAAGAAACTTAATGACTTAGTCTGGAGGTGTCCTGAAGGAATGACTATGGGTGTATTTGAAGAGCCACCACAGGCAATGCCAGATGAGTGCAAAGTAGACGGAGACTCTGTGGCTGCCTATAGACATGACTATATGACACATAAGAGAGACTTCGCCAAGTGGACTAGAAGAAATAAACCTAAATGGTTTATGTCCAATGAAGAATTAAGTGAGTGTAACTTCTATGTTTAGTGACGAACAGATTAAATGGATAGGAACTGGAATGTTCCTGGTAGCTGCAATACTGTTATCCTCTAACATAGAGATAAGTAAGTGGGGATTCATATTGTTCTTAATAGGTCATATTCTATTGGCACTATTATTTTTTAAGAAAGGAGATAAACCGATGTACCTACATAATGCCTCTTTCATATTGATAGACTTTTGGGGTATGTATCGTTGGTTTATAGTTTAATATTTTAACAAGGAGTAAATAACAGATGAATACAATAATAAATGAACAACAAGAAGATAACTGGTTGAAACAGCTAAGGAATGACTTGATGAGAACTAATAAGTTAATCAAGAAGACCAGAATAGATATAGATGAGGGTATCAAACAGTTAAAATTATTAGAACAAGAGAGGAAAAGATTAGTTAATGAAACTTTGAAAATAGATGAATTTGATGAAGTGGATGTGTTATAATCTTATATCTTAAGTGTAACTTAATAGATATAACTTAATAGTGTTATTATCTTAATAGTATAATATCTTAATAGTATAATCACTTAATAGATTATCACTATCAGTTATAACTTAATAGTGTAACTTAATAGTGTAACTTTAGTATAGAGAATTAATTGGGTTGTCTTTCTACTAAAGGTTTGTTGTCTTAACCCAATATGGAGAAAAATGATATGGTAACTAAAGGTATCGCAAAATATGTTTATTTAGATTCAACTGAGAAGTTCAAAGGAACTGACACACAGAAGTATACTCTGACAATCGCAGTAGACTCTAAAGAGGCAAAGAAGTTAGAAGAAGCTGGAGTAAAAGTCAAGACTCTAAAGGATGACGAAGGTAAAGAATACTTAGCTCGTAAGTTCTCTACCAAATACCCACTCAATGATGATATGATTCGTTTATCATCTGGAGAGATTATTGGTTCTGACTTCGGTTCTGATAGTGTAGTAGAAGTATTATGGAAGGGTGGAGATGAAAACCCAGTCTATGGTACTCCTACTTATCTCACAGCCATTAAAGTCCTAGAGAGAACTCCAGGATATAAGTCTCAGAAAGCTGAGGCTGGTAATGGTTTCGATGAGTTCTTTCAGGAGTAGTACAAATGGGAGACGACATCAATAGAGTTGTCTCTCGTGAACCTTGCCCTTCTTGTAGAGAGAGGGGTGAGGACACTAAAGGGGACAATAAAGCGTTATATGCTGATGGACACGGATACTGTTTTTCTTGTAGGACTTACTTTCCATCTGTAGATAACTTACAGCAACACCAACCAATACAACAACAACCAATGCAATATACTAATCCACTAATTGAACCTAGGGGAACAGTATCAGAAATTAGAGATAGGAAAATAAGTAAATCGATTTGTGAGAAGTATGATGTAAAACTCTCATTCAATCAAGAAGCTGAACCGATAGCTCACTACTACCCCTATTATGATAAAGATACTAATGAACTGATAGGTTACAAAGAGAGAAGAATAGACAATAAGACTTTCTCTATAACTGGAACTAATAGAGGTGCTGGTCTATTCGGGCAGCAGGCATTCAAGGCTGGAGGTAAATACCTAACTATCACCGAGGGAGAGATAGACGCTATGTCAGTCTCTGAGATGTTCGACGGTAAGTGGGCAGTAGTCTCAGTTAAGAACGGTGCAACCTCAGCTCATAAAGACATCAAAGAGAATCTAGATTTCGTAGAATCTTTTGAGAATGTAGTAATATGTTTCGACCAAGATGAAGCAGGTAAGAAAGCAGTAAAAGACATACAAGACCTAATTAGTCCAGGTAAGTTAAAAATCTGTAAGCTGCCACTAAAAGACGCTAACGAGATGTTATTAGCGAATAGAATCAAAGATTTCACTCAGTGTTGGTGGGAGGCTAAGACCTATACTCCAGCTGGTATCATCAAAGGTTCTGATACTTGGGATTACCTACAGAAAGATAAGGACATAAGAACTGTTCTCTATCCTTGGGAAGGACTGAATGAATATACTTATGGTTTTAGACAGAAAGAGTTAGTTACTATTACATCTGGTTCTGGTATGGGTAAATCTTCTGTGGTAAAGGAACTAGAATCATATATTCTGAACAATACAGATGATTCATTAGCAATCATTCATCTAGAAGAGTCAGTCGATAGGTCAGTCAAAGGTCTGATGTCTATCGAGTGTAATCTTCCAATCCATATACCTAAATATGAAGAGATGTTATCAGATGATGAGAAACAATCTCTATGGAAGAGAGCTGTAGGTGATAAAGATGTATTCTTCTATGACCACTTCGGCAGTATGTCAGAAGATTCATTACTCAGTGTCATAAGGACTTTCGCTAAGAGTTATGATTGTAAGTGGATTGTCTTAGACCATCTATCTATCGTTATATCTGAACAAGATGGAATAATGGATGAACGAAAGGCTATAGACGCCATAATGACTAAACTGAGAAAGATTGTCCAGGAGACTGGTGTAGGTCTATTCTTGATATCACATCTAAGAAGACCACAAGGTAAGGCACACGAAGAAGGTGGACAGGTATCACTTTCAGAGTTAAGAGGTTCTGCTGCCATCGCACAGTTAAGTGATATGGTCTTCGGTCTAGAGAGAAATCAACAGGCAGATGAGGAAGAAGAAAGGAATACTACAACTATTAGAGTAATCAAAAATAGATTCTGTGGTTTAACTGGTAAAGCTTGTCAACTTATGTATAATAAAGACACAGGTAGATTAAAGGAAATAAAGCAAAATGCAGCAGAAAACAGTTTATTTTGATATTGAGACTGATGGTTTAGATGCAACTAAAATACACTGTATCTGTGCTATTAAAGATAATGATAAGACAGTCAATAATTTTATAGGGGATAAATGTTATGAAGATTTCTACAGATGGTTGGTTCTGGAAGATGTACGAGTTCTTGTTGCTCACAACGGCATTGGCTTTGATATTCCTGTTCTCCGTCTTCTTAGTGGTCACGAGTGGAATTTTATTATACGAGACACTCTCGTCCTATCAAGATTGGTTAATCCTTCCTTGGACGGGGGACACTCTCTCAAATCTTGGGGTGAAAGATTAGGAGAATATAAAGATGATTATCAAGGTGGTTGGGAAGAGTTCAGTATGGATATGCTGCAATACTGCCAACAAGATGTCAGAGTCTTAAAAGAACTATATCTACACCTAGGAACACAACTAAAAGATTTTACTGAACAATCAGTAGAGTTAGAACACCGAGTTGCTACTATCATCAAAGAACAAGAAGACACAGGAGTCTTGTTTGATGAAGGTAAGGCAATGTTACTTCTGGCTGAGTTAAAAGAAGAAGTAGCTCGAATAGAGGACAAAGTCCACGAAAGGTTTTCCCCTCTCCCAACGTGGACACCTCTAAACGAATTAAAGAATCCATATAAGAAAGATGGTTCTCCTACAGTTGCATATCAGAAACAACTAGACAGAGGAGCTCACTTCAATGAGATGGGTGAATGGGGTTACACTGCCTATCCAGAGTTCAATCTAGGTTCAAGACAACAAGTCGCTAGGTATCTGCAGCACTTCGGTTGGAAACCTAAACAATTCACTGAGAAAGGTTCTGTAATCGTAAATGAGAAGGTCCTGGAAGATGTAGACATACCAGAGGCTAAGTTAATTTTAGAGTATTTCACCATCACTAAACGTGTTTCTATGGTAAAATCTTGGGTAGAAGCAATAGAAAATGATGGTCGAATCCACGGAAGAGTCAATAGTTGTGGTGCAGTAACTGGAAGAATGACTCATTCCAATCCTAATCTGGCACAAGTCCCAGCGATATATTCCCCTTACGGTAAAGAATGTAGAGAACTATGGATTGCCCCTGAAGGATATAAGTTAGTAGGTGTAGACGCCAGTGGTCTTGAATTAAGAATGTTGGCACACTATATGAATGATAAAGATTATACTGAGGAGATACTAAATGGAGATATCCACACTGCGAACCAAATGGCTGCAGGACTTCAAACACGAGATTCAGCTAAGACTTTCATCTATGCCTTCCTCTACGGAGCTGGAGATTCTAAAATCGGAAGTATCGTCGGAGGTAGTGCGAAAGCAGGTTCTGAACTTAAAACAAAGTTCCTTGATAATACGCCATCACTTAAGACACTTAGAAGAAGAGTTGACGAACAGAGCAAGAAAGGCTGGATTAGAGGTCTCGATGGACGAAGACTAAATATAAGGTCTGCACACGCAGCTCTGAATGTCTTACTACAGTCTGCTGGTGCGATAGTTATGAAGAAGGCATTAGTTCTACTTAAAGAATATGCCGATAAACAAAACATAGAATATAGATTTGTTCTGAATGTACACGACGAATATCAGGTCGAAGTTAAAGAGAGACAAGCAGAACAATTCGGGAGACTTGCAGTTGATTGTATCAGACGTGCAGGTATAGATTTTAACCTAAACTGTCCTCTGGACGGTGAATATAAGATAGGTGAAACTTGGGCAGAGACACACTAAGAAAATGTAATACTTGTGGTCTTGAGGCTCATACTGAAGAAGATTTGGAACTATTCTCTAAAAATAAATCTTGTATGTATGGAAGAGCTCCTGAATGTTATACTTGCCATAATAAAAGAAAAAATACATATAGAAAAAATAACCCAGAGGCTTATAGAGAGTCCAATATGAAATCTTTATGTAAGAATACATATAAAATAACTTTTGAAGAATATAATGAAAGAATGTCAACTTCAGATTGTTGTGAGATTTGCGAAAGTAAAGACAATTTAGGTTATGACCATTGTCACGACACTATGAAGTTCAGAGGAATCCTATGCAAGAGTTGTAATGCTGCACTAGGAAAATTAGGGGACACTTTAGAAGGTATTATGAAAGTAGTCCGTTATTTAACTAAAAAGGAGAATGTGTAATGAGTATAGATACACTGGTAGATGATGTCTACAACCTAATGGAAACTAAAGAGATTCCAGATGATGTAAATATCGAAGAGGTTATTAATCAATTCGGTGAGAATGTAAAAGAAATCTTACTGAAGAATATTACTAACCATAAAGAAGACAATAGGAAACTAAGAATGTCTAATATAGGTAAACCTGATAGGCAGCTTTGGTATCACTATAATAATACTGAAGGTGAGAAGTTAAGACCTTCTACATTAATCAAGTTCTTATATGGACATCTAACAGAAGAACTAATCTTGGCATTAGTTAAACTATCTGGACATACAGTAACTGACGAACAGAAACAAGTAGAGGTAGGAGGAATCCGAGGCTCTATGGACTGTAAGATTGATGGTGTCTTGACTGATGTTAAATCTGCATCTACTTATGGATTTAAGAAATTTAAAGATGGTTCACTGATAGATGATGATGCCTTTGGTTATATCGACCAGATTAAAGGTTATGCACACGCTGAAGGTGAAAGACAGTTCGGTTGGTTAGCATTCGATAAGTCTTTAGGACATCTAACATATCTTAAATACGATATGGATGATGAGAAGTCTAGACATTGGAGTAAATTAAACTTAACTAATATCGAAGACAGAATAGACCACATTAAGTTTGTAGTCGAACAGAAACAACCACCAGCTAGATGTTATGATTTAGAACCTGATGGTAAGAGCGGCAATATGAAACTTCCAGTAGGATGTGCATACTGTCAATATAAACATACTTGTTATCCTGAATTAAGAACTTTCCTATATTCAACAGGACCTAGATTCTTAGCAGAGGTAGTTAATGTTCCTAATGTATTAGAGGTAGACAAAGATGGCAATGCCAAAGTTCAGGAGTAAGTTAGAACAAGAATGTGCCAAACAACTTGGCAAGGAGTGGAAATATGAGCCCAATAGAATCGCCTATACTGTTAGACGTAATTATACTCCTGATTTTGTCTTTCTAGATAATTACATAGAAGTCAAAGGTTTCTTCAGAAGTGGAGATACACAGAAGTATAAGGCTATCGCAGAACAGTTACAATTTGAGAAAAAGAATTTGATATTCTTAATGCCTAATCCAGATAAGTTTATTAGGAAAGGCAGCAAGACAACTTATAGAGCTTGGTGTGCTAAATATAACATACCTATATTCTCTACTAAGGAAATCAAAGAATTAAAGAAATGGACAAGAGAGCAATAAATCCAAAACACTATAGGAATCATCCTAGTGGTATAGAGGCAATAGAAGTCACTGAACATATGAACTTTTGTCTCGGTAATGCTATTAAATACATTTGGAGAGCTGATTTAAAACATTCAGATAATGGACTGGAAGATTTAAACAAAGCTCTATGGTATATACAGAGGGAAATTACAAGGAGAGAATCAAATGACTCTGGAAGAGGTAAAGGAAAAACTGATAGCTAAATACTATGATGAATGTCTGATATGTGAGATATTAGATATTACTGTAGAAGACTTATTAGATAAGTTCGAGGACAGAATATTAAGTAAGATGGATGATTTTAGAAGAGAAGAAATAGAGGAGAATGAATATAATGATGAGTATTGATATAGTAGCACTGTTAGCTGCATCTATCTGTCTGATAGGTGGACTAGCATCTTGGTGGTATGGAGAACAACAATACGGTAAAGGTATTTTAGATGGTATTCAAATGTTAGATTCTGGAAGACTAACTTATGAAGCTTATTATGAAGGAGACCAGAAATATCTCAGCATTAATATCAGAGAACAAGAAGATGAAGAGTAATTATTTAGGAATCACTATAGATAGGAAAAGAGACAAGAAGATGTCTGAACAAGCCAGAGAGCTAGTAACAAACTACTATCTTAGAGGTAAAGAGAAGTCACCACAAGAGGCATATGCTAGAGCTTGTGTCGCTTATAGTGGTGGAGATTTAGAATTAGCACAGAGGTTATACGATGCTGTTAGTAATGGTTGGTTTATGTTTAGCAGTCCTATACTTAGTAACGCTCCTATGCCAGGAGAAGAAGTTAAAGGACTACCTATTTCTTGTTTTCTTAGTTACGTTAGTGACGATTTGGATGGTCTTATCAAACATCAATCAGAACTAGCGTGGTTAAGTGTTAAAGGTGGTGGAGTAGGTGGACACTGGGGTGATGTAAGACCAGTATCAGACAAAGCACCAGGACCGATACCATTCATTAAAGTATCTGACAGTTCTATGACTGCTTATAAACAAGGACAAACAAGGAAAGGAAGTTATGCTGCATATATTGATATCTCGCATCCAGACATTATTGAGTTCATCAACCTTCGAGTACCTACTGGAGGTGATAGTAATAGGAAGTGTTTTAACATTAATAATGCTGTTAATATTACTGACTCCTTTATGGATTGTGTTATCGATAATAAGCCTTGGAGTCTTACTGACCCTAGCAACGGTGAAGTCCGTGATACAATACCTGCGAGAGACCTTTGGCAGAGACTCCTAGAGGTTAGATTTAGAACTGGCGAACCTTACTTGAATTTTATAGATGAAGCAAATAGACATTTACCACAAGCACTTAAAGATAAAGGACTTACAATTAAGGGAAGTAATCTTTGTAATGAAATCCACTTACCCACAGACAAGGGAAGGACTGCAGTATGTTGCCTATCCAGTGTCAATCTTGA